TATCTTACGCTCAAGGTTGTCACTTCTCCATTTTAAATGCGCCTCTGGATCCATCTCGTAATCAGGCTCCGGTTCGACTTTTTCAACTGGTTGCGCAGCCTGCTGAGCTTGAGCATCTCGCTCTGATTGAGCGCCCTCAAACCTAGCCAATCTCTCACGCAACTCTTGGGCCTCTCTCTCTTTCTCTTTCTTCTCCTTTCGCAATCTAGCAAAAGCCTTTCCATCCTTACTGCTTGTGTCTAACTCTTCTTCAGGCTCGTCATCAACATCGATCTCTTCTTGCTCCTCCTCTAGATCTTCGGGCTCTTCGAGCTCTTCAACCTCCTCTTCTTCCTCAAGCTGAGGCTCTTCTTGCTCCTCTTCAGGAGGAAGGCTAGCTAATGGCTGCTCACTTTCCTCTTCCTGAAGTTTTAATAATTCCTTTTCTTGTTCTGCTACTTCTTGCTCCAACGCATCTAGATTCATATTTTACCTTTTAAATGTTAATATTAAGATTATCCACAGACGGCCTACGCGCTATTATTGCGTTCTCCATCTCTTTTTGCACCGTTTCAGCTTCTACTTTTTCTGATTCGGCGGCTTTCAATTCCGCAGCTAGAGCTTTATCAAGCGCGCTTGCTTGCTTTAACTCACTATCTGCGACCTTGTTCTGCGTATCCGCAATTTGATTAGCAATTTGAGCCTTTTGACCTTCTACTAACAATTGTCTAGCCTCTTGCTGGGCCTGCAATTCCTCTGGAGTTGGCTCAGCTTGTTGAGGGGATAAGAGCTGTTTCAACTTAGCCTTGTCACTGTCTTTTATTGGCAAGTAATCAATGGCAACAGTGTAAACATTCTGGCCAAACTGAGCGACACTCTGAGCAAAGTTAATCATAATCTGTGCCTGCTCCTGCTTCTGCGCTGGCGTTGTAGGAACTTCTTGCAATTCCACATCATATTCCTGTGCAAAGTTATCTTCTATTAACTCCTGGAATTCAGTAGAGCCATCCTCGCCCACAACCCTAATCAATCTATTAGTCGAGTTTTGAGCTAACATACGCATATAAGTAATCATCAAGCGTGCATGTTCTTTCTGATACAACGTGATCGAGTCAAAATAACAAGCTAAAGCGCTCATGACTTGATTTATCCTCTGAGACTCTAACAACGCTGAAACTTGGGTATTGGAACTTGAGCCAAGGAATTCAGGATTAATGCCTGATACCTCATTCAAGGAGGTATTAGAGATGCCATAGATCTCCTGGTAACCATTAGGAAGGCTAGCGGTAGCTTTGGGTTGAATCTTTCCTCCTGATAAAGCCCCATCCTCTACAGCAATAGCAGCCCTTGTGGTGGCCCATTGCTGCTCAAATCTCACAGGGTCAGTAACAGCACCCTTCTCATACATCACGCCACCCTTAGAGTTAGACGCGATAACAAAGAGCATTTCAGTTAAAGCTTTATTGGAATATCTAGAAGGCTCCTTAAGTGACTCCACCATTCCAAACCAAATACAATTTTCCTCATCCCAACTACCAGTCTTCACTTTAATGGTAAAGCCAGTTTGATCAGGGCTACGGAATTTTTTGAATACCTTCTTGCCCGAAAGTATAGCGGTAGTGTATTCGCGCCTTAAACTCTCAATGAAATCAACCTCTAAACCAAAGCGATCAAACAAGTCTTGAACTTCTCGCTTAATATCCGGAGTCATAGAAAGCATTTCCTGCCTTGGATCAAACTCAAATATATCCTCAACACTATCACCGTTTTCATCTTGGAACTCTTCTAGGCGCTCCTTTCTTATCGCCGCCATCTCAAACAACAATTGCTCAGCAATTAATCTGTTACGCATAACTAGAGACACATCCTGAGATTCAGTATTTCCAAGCTTAAATATCGGATTTTCAGCCCTCCAATATTTAACCCTCTCCCAGTACTGATAGTAATAAACCTTCACATTACCGTCATTGTCCCGCTCGCAACCATACGCGATCTTGTCGTATAACCCACCGTTTGGGTTATAATGAAAAGCCCCTTGTTGGTAATCCACAGCAGGCTCAAAGTCCTCCTCTTCACTATTCGGAAAAAGAGTTAAAGCCTCTTCAAGAGCATATTTCTTTTCTCTCGTCATCCAACGGGAATCTAATAAATTACTCTCCCTTGCCTCAGGGTCCCATGAAACATCAGAGAAAGTTACCACTTCGCCAGCTACATCTCCGTCTGGGTTTTTTTCATATGTTATATTTGTATCAAGAGCGCCATAACCAGCAATCAGCATCTCTTTATCCTGCCTACTTTCTAGCTGGTCTAAATTAGCATTATCTCTCAAGTAATCCGAAGTAGAGTTTAAAAATGTACTATACAGAAGCTGCCTTCTACTCTCCCTTACTTTTGCGTCATATCCTGGCTTTCTTCTAAGCTGCACCATTAATCCCGCAACAGAATCAACGTAAGGCTTTACCTTGTTAAAAACAACCATGCGCCTACGGCCTTTATCAGTAACGGTAGCCTCGTAAGCCATTCGATCTCCAGCATAGAAAGCATGGGAATCACGAGCTCTTTCTTTCTGCTCTGCTAAACCTCTATCTGAGCGTTTCTGATGTTCTTTAAATTGTTTAATTAGTTCTTTATCTGAAAGCATGGTATTACCAACTCATAAAATCATTATCATCATAAGATCCCATCATAGCATCTCGTTCTGATTGACCTCTTTCCAAATATATAGTTTCTATTGCAGGGAAGTTAGCATTAAGTTCAGAATCCACCACCCTAGCCATTGCATCTATCATATCATCGTGACGGCCAACCGGAAAAACACAAAGCTCTTCTCCAACTAATTGCTGAACAAGCTCGTTCATTTCTCCTTGAACGTTAGTATAAAGTATTTTTCTAGGTAAGTAAATACGTCCACTCTCCCAGAATGGTATTAATCGCCTGATTCTATCTTCTTTTTTCAACTTGCCACCAAGAGATATTACAGGAAATCTATAATTTAGTTTGGTTTGGGCTTTTTTAAGATAATACTCATCAGTCATCATCCCATATTGCTCTACACCAACCTTAGGAGGCTTTCCACTCTTCTTGTTCCATTTCTTGTGTAGATCAATTAGCTTGTTAATTCTTTCAGTAGGATTCAACTTATCCCTAACAATATCCAAAACATAATAGTTGTTGTCAGTGGCCAAGCCCCACACAACCATAGCAGTGTAGTCACTTGAGGCCTTCTTCTGGTTAGCTGGATCGTAAAGTATATACAGATTCATCCCCGCACAAGTAAACTCAGGGTCATAATTGTCGTAATACTGCAAGTGCTCTTTCTTAAACTCACCACCGCCAATAGGAGATGGGCTCTGCATATACTGACCACTAAACTCATAAGCGTTTGCAGCCTCCTTGCCTCTGAGCACCTCAATCGTTTGTTTAAAAGGCCACAAAGCCTGACCAGATTGATCTATTGCAGGAATCTTCAGATGGTGCCACGCCTCTCCACTGCCGCCGTTTAGTAAAAAGCCACTTAAATCATCTTCATGCAACCTTTGCATAATGAGAATAATCGGAACTTCCTCACTATTAATCCTGTTGCTTATTGTTGACATATATCGGTCATTAACCTTTCTTCTCTCTGGAATACTCCATGAATCCGCTGGCTTAATGGGGTCATCTATTATTATAGCGCCACAATGCGGCTCAAACTCAATCTTACCCGCGCCCATACCAGTAAGAACACCACCCGCAGGTGCGGCATACATCCCGCCTCCAGACTTATTAAACCATCTTTTCTTACCTTGAGTATCCGCCTTTAACTCCATTGGCCACAATTCTTGGTAAGCCTCTGATAAAAATAACTCCTTTGCCGCACTGCTATTTTTAGTAACTAAGTCGTCACCATAAGAGAGATGCATGAACTCAGCAGAAGGGTTTTTAGCTAAGCACCAAGCAACAGCATTAATAACCGCCAACTCTGTTTTCCCGTAACGAGGCGGTATATTTATAATTAATCGAGGTATCTTTCCCTCTAAAGCCATCTGCATAGCCCTTGCTATCTCAATATGATGAGAGTTAACAACGAACTTTCGGCCCTTGTTCTGCTTGAAGAAATATCGTGTGAAGAATAATAAATCCTGCTCACACTTATGTTTTATAAATCGCTTCTTATTGTATTCGTCTTGGTCTACCGTAGTCATCTAATAAATCGCACCAATTTTGTTTCTTGCCACCGTCATAAAACAGAGCATAGCCAGATTGTATCATAATATCAGCAACATTTCCCTCTTTTGTATATATGTCCGCTACAATCCTTCCTCCGTACTTATCGTGCTGCAGATTACCTACAGTCACCTTTCTCTGAGATTGAGCTAATATATCAATAAGCATATCCCTTGCAACCTCAGCCGCTATTCTCTCTCCCTCACATCCCGCACGGTTGTTGCGCTCAGGGGTATCTATACCACGTATCCTCACCTTCCACTTAAGGTCGTCTAGTGGGTCTACAAGCTCAGGGATATCTACAGTGATGGTGTCGCCATCATAGACGTGGAGAACTTTCCAGCTTTCGTTTTTTTCAGAAGTGCTTATGACAAATATAAATGCTGCACATAATATTAATGAAGGCAAAGCTATATATGTAAAAAAATCTTTCATCTATATCCCCAACGCAAAGCAAAGCAAAGCTCCTGTAGACATCTCAGCCTGTGTAAACTCTCTTTGGTCCTTACCCCAAATCCTTCCGCAAATCCAGTATAGCGGCCCAACTAAAACTAAAATACCCAAACTGTAGACGGGCTTATTAATCGCCCAATCAAGGAAGAAAAACAACGGAGCAAAGCAAATAAGCCAACGCAAAGTCATACCAACTGTGCCAGCAAGGTATGGATATTTTGCCCCCCACGGGTCAATCATCCAGTCTATGAAAAACAACTCTTTCTCGTGAGTGGGGTATTCACCAGTAATTGCGCCGAAATACTTACCCCAACCAGGAGCTAAGCCAAGATACACCAGGCCAATAATAATAACCCAGAGGTTTTCTTGCTCGTGAAGAGCGGGGGTAACAACAACTAGCCCAACGGATATCATAAGTATCGCAATAGACCTGCTTATCTCGCCACCACCATGTTTCCAGCGGAATATACCGCCTATTAAGCCTAAGAATAAGCCGTGTAAAATAGATTCAATCATTTCCGTATCTTCCTCATAGCTTCTACATTTTCAAAATAATCCTTCACCTGAGGAAACCCCTTTTACTCATCTTTCAGCTCTTCATCATTATAATAAGCCTTAATGAAAATTTTAGTCTCGAGATTCTCCAAATGCGCATACAAGGAGTGATTCATCTTAACCTCACCGAGAAACGTTCTTATCAGGTCATCCATATTTTCCGAGACCTCTTTATCAAACCTCTCCTGTGCGTCTTTAATTATTTCACCAACTACCTCATGCATCCTCTTGCGGAAGCGCTCCATTATAACTTGATCCCACATCGATATCTCTTCCTTCCCACCAGGAAGCCTAAAACTTGACATTATTCCTCACTCTCATAAAACATATTAACCCTCTCAGTCAACTCAGCAGCATCCCGATACTTCTTAATCTTCATCTCAGTGTCCCTCATCCATTTTTCTTCCTTCACCTTACCCTCAAGCTTACACGCCTCCAACTGCTTACGTAAACTCTCGTTCTCACGCTTTAAAGCAAGGTTGTCGTTGACGAGAGTCTTAACGCGCTCTTTCTGCTCCATGAGGTTTTTATCTTGGTCAAATTTAGTCATTGCCCCCACCCCCACATGTCTCTGCTATCGAAGCTTCCACCGCGGAAACTATAAGCGAGCGCCTTATATCCCTAACGAAAGCCTTAAACTCATCATCACTCAGTTCCATATGGTCTTTTTTAAAAGAATCAAGGTTGGGCTCCCTGTGTTTAGTAAGGTGTAATTCAATACACCTCTCTAATACCTTAACCCTTCTCTCTAGATCTTCACTCATTTCACCCCCTGATCAATAAAGCGATGGTACTCCTTATTGTATTGTTGCCCTAGCTCCCAAATCGCATCTTTCAAAAAATCCAGCCTAGCTATTCGTGACTTGCTATCAAAACCTTTAAACTCTACCGTTGTTTCGTCTTCTGCCTCAGTATCCCATGTACATATTATTTTCATTTTAATCTCCTTCTATAATAAGCCCAACACTCCTGAAGCCATCGATAACAACCGATCTCCTCAGATTTAATCTTCTCCATATGCTTACGTGCTGTTTGCCCCAACTCCGTAAGTTCTTTAGCAGATGTCGCACTCCTGAAACTCTCTGCTATTTCTTCAGTAAGCCTGAAAGCTTCACCACTCGTAGACGTTGGTACTTGTGATTCCATTTTCCTTCAAAGCTTCCTTAGTTTGTTTCTTTCTAATCTCTCTAAGCTTCTCACCGGTATATACAGGCTCAGCCTTCCAAAGCCTTCTATAGAGCTTTGCCCCATTGGTGTGAACTTCGCTATTCATTTCTGCAGTATCATATTTCATTTTCTATATCCCTATCAAACTTCTCAATTTCAGCAGCAGTAAGGGGCGGATAGACAACTTGCTCTCCCTTGCTAGTTATATCCATCTTACCCTGCCAGCTTTGTACATCCACGTGTTTTCCTATCTTATCTATAGCATCTAGAGCATATCTAGTTTTTCCCATGCTTTTAGAATTCGTATATAATTCTTTCAATTCCTTCAGCACCCAGTCAGCATCTATCTTTAATTCCTGAGCCCTAACTTCTGTTATTTCAGCAATCGCCTCCACAATGGCAGGTTTTGTCAGGTTTTCATTTCCCATGCTTTTAGCTGTCTTCTCGCTGTATCCCGCAGCCTTAGCGGCTCTAGTTGCATTATGGTCTTTGATATATTCTTGAACAAACAACCGTTGCTTTCCTTTTAAAGCATTCAGCTTTTTACCCATAACTTACCTTTAAAATTGACTTACTAACGCATCCTTACCCACAGTACATGGCATCATATATATTTTAGCTTGCCTTAAGATAACTTTGTCAGGGCAGCTCAAGGGAAGACAGATGTTTTGTCTAGCGCCACCTTGCAACAGTATAACGCCTCTTGTTGTATCTACGGTATAAGACGCCCTTCCTGAGAGAATGCCATCTAAGTCTACTCTTAACTTGTCTATTCTAAC